ATGAGCGGGATTCTCATGGTCCCGCACGGATTCAAGGAAGAAAAGATCCGAAACACGCTCGCAGCGTGGGATCAGATGGCGACGGGCATCAGCAAGGCACATAAAGTCGCATTGCTTCAGGACGGTGTGAAGTGGCAACCGACGACGATCACACCGAATGAGGGTCAATTTATCGAGACACGCGAATCCGAGGTGCGGATGACGGCTGCGAACATTCTCGGGCTACCTGCTCACCTGCTCGGAGACAACTCAAAGAGCAGCCACAACAGCCTCGAGCAGGAATCAATGAGCTATCTGGATCACAGTCTCGATCCGCGATTGCGAACGTGGGAGGCGGAAGCCAGTCGGAAGCTGTTGGCAGCACAGCAGCGATTCGAGCGTACTCATTTCTGCGAGTACAACCGAGAAGCAAAGGTCCGCATGCAGTTCAGCCAGAAGATTGACGGAATCTTCAAGGAGATGAGCATGGGGATTCTGACGGTCAACGAATCACGTAAGTTGCTGAACATGCCACAGATCGGAGATGATGGCGATCAGCGATTCAGGCCAGCGAACTGGATGAAGCTGGACGAGGAAACGCCAGAACCAATCGAGATGCCACCAGTGGACGATGACGGCGAAACGGCAAACGAGCCAACGGAAGCAGATGACACGCTCGAGGCGTTTATTCGCGGGGCAGCACAGGCAGCGATTGACTTTGAATGTCGAAAGATGGTGTCAATCGCGGCGAATGCGAATCAGTTTCTGGATCGCGTGGCAGCGTTTTATGAGAAATGGACACAGACAGCAGTCTCGACGATTGGCAACGCGAAAGCAGATCAGATCCGAGCGAAACATGCAGCGGACAGCCAGCGTCAGATTGTCGAGGTTGCGGGAAGCTGTTCGGCTGCGAATCTTCAGGACAATGTGCGTGAATTGGTCGCCACATGGGGTAATCGGGCAGAATCACTGTTCAAAGAGCTAAGGGGAACGATATGAGACCGAAAATCACGCTGAAAATGCCACTGAATGACGCGGGAATCGACGCAAATACGGACGATAAGCTGCGGATCAGCTATCTGAAAACAGATGAAACGCTCGATGTGTGGCTGCATGGGGCAGTCGGTGATGAGTTCACGGAGACGGATTCTGGTTCGATTGGTCGCATTTTGCGTCAGAATAGTCGGATGCCGGTCAATTTCCGGGTCAATTCGCCCGGTGGATTGGCGTATGACGGGGTTGCGATGTTCAACGCACTTCAGTCTCACGACGGAAAGACCACCGGCATCATCGAGGGCATGGCTGGATCTGCTGCATCACTGGCAGTTCTGGGATGTGATGAGGTCCACATGCACGCGGGGGCGGTATTTCATCCGCACTACAGTCTCATTGTGGCATTCGGGCATCAGGCACAGATTCGCGATGCGTTGGCAGTCCAGGAACAACTGGACAATGATCTGGAGCAGTTGTATTCGTCGGTCAGCGGTCGCACGATTACTCAGGTCAAAGATGATCTGGAAGGTCCGAACGGTGACGGGACGCGATTCGGGGCACAGTCGGCATTGGACGCTGGTTATGTGTCGCGGATCATCAAGACGACTGGACCGAAGGCGAGTGCAGACGACGAATTGAAGCGGCGACAGGTCGCGAAAGCAAAGCTGGCAGTGTTGCAGTTGATGCCTCAAAATTAAACTAGACACAACTATCTGATTTGATAGTATTCGTGAGCTGGCCACTGTCGCATAAGACATGCCCGCACACTATCGCCCGACTCCGCATAAGGTGTCAGCGAAATTGGTACCCTCATCCAATTTACGCTGGCACCTTTTTTCGTGTCAGCAACCTGATAAGGAACTGACACAATGAGCATCAAAGCACAGCTAGAAAAGCTGTCAAAGGAGCGGAACACGCTTCTGGACAAAGCGAAGGAACTGCTGGCATCAGCACAGGACGCCGGTCTGAGCGATGAGCAGGAAGCGGAAGTCGATCAGATGACGGCATCTGCGGAAGAACTGGACGGACAGATCAAAGAGCTGCTTGAAAAAGAGCAGAAGATGAAGTCCCGTCTCGATGCAATCAATGGATTCGATGACCATTCGGACGCGATCAATGCGGCTCGAGGGATTCACATCGAAAGCCCGCCTGCTCGGCAGGAAACGTCAAACAGCATCCCGGCACGATGTCGCCGGCATGGCAAGTTGACGAACTTCACTGGCGATGAAAACGGCATGTCTGCTGAAGAGCGGGCATTCCGATTCGGTCAGTGGGCACTGGCAAAGATCACGATGGATATGCCTGGTCAATTCGGCGGGCGTTTCCAGTATTCGCGGCAATTTGCACATGACCAGTTCGGCCTGCCGACGATGGTTCATGGCGAAGGCAGCAGCGATACCAGTGGTGCTCACGTATTCGTGCCCGATGAATTCGGCACGGACCTGATCAAGCTCCGTGAGATTTACGGGGTGGCTCGTGGCGTGTTCAAGTATCGCACGATGAGCAGCGATACACGGACTGATCCGCGTCGAACGGGTGGTCTGACTGCGTATTTCGTTGGCGAAAATGCTGCGGGTACGGAATCAGATGCTGCCTATGATCAGGTGACACTGACAGCGAAAAAGCTGATGGCTATCACTCGCATGTCGTCGGAACTGAATGAAGATTCGGTGATCGACTTCGGTAACGAGTTGGCTGGTGAAATCAGCTACGCATTCGCCAACAAGGAAGATGAGTGTGCCTTCAACGGTGACGGAACATCGACCTATGGCGGAATCGTTGGTCTGCGGACGCAACTGGACACACTGACAGCGGGCACTGCTCCCGGTCTGATTCAGGGTGCTGGTGCAACGTGGGCGAGCCTGACGCTTCAGAACTTCGAAGATGCTGTGGGTGCTCTGCCTCAGTATGCGGATGTTCCTGGTCAGGTCTACTGGATCTGTCACAAGACGTTTTTCCACAGTGTTATGCACTCGCTGATGAATGCTGCTGGCGGAAACACATCGTCAGAATTGGCAGCGGGCGGTATCCGTTCGTACCTGGGCTATCCGGTTCGATTCTCGCAGGTGTGGCCATCTGCCACGGCATCCGGTCACATTCCAGTTGTCATTGGCAACTATATGCAGGTTGGTTGCTTCGGTGATCGTCGCATGGAAACGATCTCATTCAGTGATCAGGCCACCGTTGGCGGTCAGTCACTCTGGGAACGTGACCAGATGGCAGTCAAGGGCACTCAGCGGTTCGACATCAACATTCACGACTTCGGCAGCAACACTGTCGCTGGTCCTGTTGTTGGTATCGAAACTCAGTAGTCAGGATGAACCGTAGGCGGGTGCATGGGTGCCCGCCTTTTCCTTACACGATCATGCTTTTAAGGAGCAATCAATAATGTTGGAATCACGTCTCGACGGTTCAACTGTACTGATCTCGCCACAGGCGATGACAAACAGTGCCACCGTCACAGCAAACCTGGACACGCAGGGAGCGGCACACGCCACTATCCGCATCGCATTCGCAGCCGAAGTCAACACCAATGCCATCGGGCCTACCATTAGCCTGCTGGAATCGGATGACACGGTTGTGACGAACTTCGCCACCGTGACCGCAGATCGAACAGCGGAAGACATCACATCGGCAAAGGTCGTTCAGTACGATGTGGACTTGCGTGGACGCAAAAAATACCTACGTCTTTCGGTCACCACAGAAACCACGACGAACGATAACGTCACGCTGTCAGCAGTGGCGACGAAATCACGTCAGGGTGAATCTGGCGGCACAGACGTTCTGGTGAATGTCTGATGGGCGGTGGCTCAATCAATTATCATCCTCTGGTGCCGTGGTTGATCGGAAAAGCCAGAAACGTCTACACGCAATTTGGTGAGGACGGATTGATTGAGGCCACATTCGAAACGATTGGAACAACGAACAGACACTGCTTTGAAATCGGGGCAGCGGATGGGTTGTTTTATTCGAATACGCTACGCCTTCGGGAGTCCGGTTGGATGGCCGTTCTCCTGGAGGCAGACGCGAATCAGTTCTCGAAGTTGCAACGCGATTACGGTGACACGGCAGTCTGCATCGAAGGCAGGGTGACGGATCTCGACGCGGAACTGGCAAAGACTGGAATCAGTCAGAATCCCGACTTCGGTGTGATCGACATCGACGGGCAAGACTATTGGATGTGGTTAGATTTGGAGGAGTACCGGCCTCGCGTGATGCTGGTTGAGATTTATCCACCTGACAGGAAGCAACCGTTTCCTAAGCGTGGAGCGAATGGAGGTCAGGCAGGACTGGACGCAATCGAGTCGCTAGGCATATCGAAGGATTATGTTTTGGTGGCGACGACGTATTGCAACGCTCTGTTTGTCGCAAAAGAGGAATTGATGGATGTCCGTTACTGAGGTTGAACAGTCACTGAAGCTGAACATCGGAAGCGGTGAGACAGAGCTGCCGGGATTCACGAACATCGACCGGCGGGACGGGAAAGAAGCGTATCCGCTGGAATACGAGACAGACAGCGTTGATGAAATTCGAGCGTCACACATTCTGGAGCATTTCAGCTTTCGTGAAGCGATTAGCGTTCTGGAAGAATGGGTCCGTGTGCTGAAACCGGGCGGACTGATTCGGATCGCGGTCCCTGATGTGGACAAATGCCTCAAGTCAAATCACAAGAATCGTCTGTTCTATTTGATGGGCGGTCAGACGGATGAGAACGACTTCCACAAGTCCGCATGGGATGAGAATCGGCTGCGAAGCTACATGGAACTGGCTGGACTTGGTTCGATTGAATCGTGGGAATCGGACGGACTGGATACATCGGCACATGAGGTATCACTAAATCTGCAAGGTCGCAAGCTGGCAGAAGATGAGGTCACGGAGCAAAAGCATCTGGACGTGAAAATCGGTGCTTATATGACGTTGCCACGGTACGAGGCAGTGGCGGCACGTTCCACCATTGAATCAAGTTGTCGGGAACTGGGGATTGGTCTGGCGACATCGCAGGGCGTGTTCTGGGGGCAGTGCATGCAGCGGATGTTCAACGATGCAATTGAGCAGGGCGTTGAATGGATTCTGAGCATTGATTCCGACTCAATGTTCAACACCGGACACCTTGAAAAGCTGTTGCAGCAATTCGCACAGACGCCTGAAGCGGATGCAATGGCGGCGTTGCAGTGTAGACGCGGGAAAGGGTTTCCGTTGATGACGATCGAGGGGCAGACATCGCAAACGATCTCAGACAAAAAACCATTTCGGGTGACAACAGCACACTTCGGACTGACATTGATTCGGGTATCGGCGTTGAAGGAAGTGGCGAAGCCGTGGTTTTTCAGTCGGCCTGATTCGGATGGTGAATACGGCGATGACAGATTGGATGATGACATCTGGTTCTGGCATCAGTGGAAAGAGGCGGGCAAAAGTATCTACGTGGCACCAGATGTATCGATCGGCCATCTGGAAGAAACGGTTGCCATATTTGATGACGATCTGAATCCGCGAATTGAGTACCTGAACGAATGGCGGGAAAAGAATCTCAACCGAAGGCAGTACAGTTTCTAGTCCCGTGGATGGGGTTCGATGCTGGATCTGTCACAAGTACGCTGTCACCAGGCGTCATGTCAACGCTTGTCACGCTTGGCAAGGCGGAGGCATATCGGGAGCCACGTAAGCGGAAGACACGTAAGAATGAAAAACCTGAATAGCACATACCGGGTTTCCGTCGAACCGACTGTCGAACCGCTCGACCTGAGCGAGTTGAAGGAACGGTTGCGTATTCTGACTTGTGATTTCGATGTCGAGTTGACTGATCTGATGGTCGCAGCTCGGAAACAGGTCGAATACGACACAAAGCGAAAGCTGATCACTCAGACGATGATTCTGACAATGGATGCGTTTCCTTCTGGAAATGCCATCGAGTTGAGACAGATTCCAGTGCAGTCAGTCACGTCTGTGCAATACCTGGATGAGGACAGGGCAACGCAGACGTTCAGTTCCGCATTGTATGACACGGACCTGAACAGCGAGCCGGCTCGGATTGTGCTGCTGGAGGATGAATCGTGGGAGGACACGGAGCCACAATATCCTGCGGCAGTCACCGTGACATTTGTTGCGGGATATGGCGACGACGCAACGTCAGTTCCTGTCGAAGCAAAGCTGGCGATTGTGGAATGGTGCAGAATGCACTGGGGAAGCTGCGACGGGGATCACCTGAAGTATCAGAACCTGGTGAATCATCTGGCGTGGACGGGCATCGGAGCACCGATCTAATGAGATGTGCGAGCGAATACAATAAGCGGGTTGTGATTCAGCAACTGACGGGGACTGCGGATGATCACGGACACATTGACATCACGTCTGCTTCGAATTGGACGACGTATGCAAATGCGTATGCCACTGTTAAGAGCAAGGGAGGCAGGGAATTCTGGAAAGTCGATCAAGTCAATGCGGACGTTGACCACGTCTGGCGGGTGCAGTGGACGAAAACGCTAGCGGCTGCGACACCTGATATGCAATTGGTCAGCGAGGATGTGACGTATGAGATTCTCGCTGTGATTGATGTCGATCTGGCTCATGAGGTCATCGAGATTCAGACGAAACGGCGAGTCCAATGACGGTTTACGTGACGGGAATAAAAGAGCTGGATCGGAACATTGAAAAGCTGACAGAAAAGGTGCAGAAGAAAGTTGCCACGGCAGCGGTGCGTAAGGGATTGCAGGCTGCGGTGAAAGGGATCAAGGCAGAGATTCCATCCAAGTACAAAGAGGCACGGAAGGCGATTGGATGGAGTTTTAAGGTAGACCGATCACGTAAATCGGACACCTACGGCCAGAAGGTTGGCAAGGTTGGCTCAAAAGTAGGCAAGAAACGAGCCAAGCTCAAAGAGTGGGGCATCAAGCAGAAAGAGAAGCGAAGGTCGGCAGGGAAGCGTGGTACAGGTATTGCTCCGAACAATCTGCACTGGTTTATCACGGGGACAAGGCGGATGAAACCGAAATGGCCGGGCTTGGCGAAACGAGGAATGAATTCGTCGAAGTCAGAAATTAGACAAGCGGTCACAAAGGCATTCGCTGACGGTATCAGAAAAGAGGCATTCAAACTGTGAGAGGCGGACTTGTTTCAGTTCTGAAGAATGAAGGCACGATTTCAACGTACGTTGGATCGCGTGTTTACATCGGCAAAGCTCCGCAGAAAGCGGCATTGCCTTACATCGTGATAACGCAAATGGGATCGGATGAGTTTCTGTCACTGGATGGCACTGGTTCACTGAGGGCGGTTGATTTCGACATCGATTGCAAAGCTGCATTAAGTACAACGGCGGAGGATATCGGAAACGCGGTGCGGGTGTTTCTGGATGATTACACGGGGGCAGCAGGCAGCCAGACGATTAAGGCTGTTCTGATGAACGACGAAAGCACTGATTACGAGCCACCGGCAGACGGTTCTGACGGTGGAATCCATACGACGTTGCTGGATGTGACAATCCAGTACGAACCAGCATAGGAGTGAATCGATGGCAAAGGTCATTACAAAGGGAACGGTGATCAACCAGACGATCACCACAACACTGACACCAGTGGCACAGATCATTGAATTCAGCCAGTCGGGTGCGGAGTCGGAAACATACGACGCGACGACACTGGACACGACTGGAGCGGGGAAGGAATACGCACCGACTGGATACAGTGAAGGCGGCACGTTTGACTTCTCGCTTTTTTACGATCCGAATCTCGCTGGTCATCAGGCGATCACTGATCTGATCACGACTCCCGCGACGTGTGCCTGGTCGATTGTGTTCGTGGATGCTGGAACAACAACATCAACATTCGATTCGGCAGGTGTCGGAATGGACATCACCGGGGCCATGAATAACGGGCTGACAGCGGATGTGTCTCTGAAACTGAATCAACTTCTGGAATACTCGACATAATGAAAGCTGAGTATCTATTCGACGTTCACGAGCCACGAGATTGGATCGAGGACGAGCGTCTAATCGAGCGGGATGGAAATCGGTACTGGCCAGCAGGCACGATTGAGGAACATCCGAAAGCCTACATGCTCGTGAGGATGGGAACAGCGAAGCCAGCGGACGATGAATGTGTGCTGGCGGCTGGAATGTCATCCCGCGAGCAGACGGCGGCTCAACGATCGAATGAAGCGGTCAGGCACGGAATCCATCCAGATGACTATCAGTTGTTTTTCGATGAGAAAATCAAGGGATACAACGAGGATGGATCGTACATCAAGGGTCCGAACTGGGACGAATCACTGGAAGATGACACGGAGGAAGACAACGAATGACGATCGCAAGTGCGGAGCTGTTGCGGAGCGGTGTGACGCTGAAACGTCAGGAGGTGCCATTGCCTGAATTCGGTGATGGCGTTTCCGTTTATGTCAGGCAGTTGACCGCGAAGGAATGGTCTGAATTTCGAATGTCTATGCTCAACTCGAAATTCGAGAAGGACGCAGGCAAGCTCGGAGAACTGAAAGAGCGGTACATCATATTTTGCATGGTCGATGAATCAGGGCAGCCGATTTTCAGCCTGGATGATTTGGAGACTGTGAAACAGTGGCCTGCAATCGTCGTGAATCGGTTGAATGACGCGGCAGATGCACTCAACGAGGGTGATCTGAATTCGAAGTCGTTGGGAAACGACTCAGAAACAACAGGCGGAGATTCTTAGCGTACAAGCTGGCACATCACGTGGAGGGAACGGTTGATGTTGACGGGATGCTGGAACGGATGACGGTTCAGCAATTCGACGAATGGGAGCAATACGATGAGATCCAACCGATTGACCATCAAACGGACATGCTCGGGCTGATGGCGTGGTTGTTGTCGAATTACATGGCTCAGGATCAGTTGGATGTTGATTCGTTTATGCCGTGGATGAAGAAAAAGAAGCAGAAGGTCGGTACGAGTGCTGGCAAGGCGTATATCAAGCAACGTGGCCTGAAACTGAAATGAACCAATGCCCAGTATCGGTGATTTAGTAGTCCACCTGAATGCAGACACTCGCAAATTCAAGGCGGGTATGAAGGATGGCAAGCGTGAAATGGCCGTCTTTTCGGAGGCTGCGACTAAGCTGCTGAAAATCGGCGTAGCTGCGGGCATTGCTGCGATCGGTGCGGCTGCGTACAAGACTGCACAGCAGTTCGGTGAACTGGACAAGATCGCCAAAATGTCGGACAGGCTCGGCATCGCGACGGAAAAGCTGGCAGGTCTGAATCTGGCATTTGAGCAAAGCGGATTGAGCATCGAATCCGGTGCAACGGCTTTGCGAATGATGACGCGAAACATCGGTGAGGCACTCACTGGAGTCGGTCCGGGGAAAGACGCACTGGATGAACTCGGATTAAGTGCCGAGGAACTTTCGCGAATGTCACCTGACTTGGCATTGGCGGAGATCGCGGAGGCGTTTAAGGGTGTCGAGCGTCCTGCGGAACGTGTCAGAATTGCGATGGATCTATTCGGACGATCCGGGGCTGACATCATTAGCATGCTGGATGATGGGAAGGATGGTCTGGCAGCATTTCAGGCGGAAGCAGAACGGCTGAATCTGACGCACACACGCGAAGAATTAGCCAGAGTTGAAGCTGCAAATGATGCCATGAATCGACTGTCGAAAGTGTTTGTTGGTCTATGGCAAGAATTCGCAATCCAAACGGCACCCGCAATTGAGTCAATTGCAATTGCCATGCAGGATTGGCTGCTTCCGGCGATCACTAAGGTGGCAGATGTGACAGAAAGAGCAATTGCATTGATGCAGGAGTTCACAGGTGAAGCTGGAAAGATCGATCCGAAGCTGTTGAAGCAATGGGAAGATGAAGCAAGAAAGGGAGATTTGCAGAGACGTAAGCAGCGTCAATTGGATGTAGCAGATATTGGCATAGAGATTAAACGTGGGGACGGTGGATTTGCTGCAACATTGGAAGAGATGGAGGACCGCCTCAAGATACTGCGAGGCGAAGCTACTGAAACGAGTCTGAAACTCCAGAAGATGCTTGACGCGGGAGTTGATCCGCTGGACGTTGAGCAATTGCGTCAGATATTCGCGGAGGTGGAACGATTGCAAAAAGAAAAGGGAGATGACGGAAAACAGATAAGAAAAGAGCAGCGATTCACCTCAGCACAGCAACAGGGATCTGCTGAAGCATTTGAGACAATTATCAGAGCAATGCAGCGGGAAAAGTCGCCTGAATTAGCAGAGGCTAAAGCACAGACAAAGATTCAGAAAGAGATCAAAGAGGCGATTCAGGCAGCACCAGTCCGAATTGAAGTATTTGGAGCGGCAACGTAATGGCAGTTGTGGGAAGTGCAAAAGAAGTATGGGAAAGGCGATCCGCTCGATACAACGGCGGTGAATGGACCTATACGCGGGGCTGGCTGGTAGAAACGGACAGCAAGACTGATCGCGAAGGGACCGTTTCAGGTGCAACTGGACTGCCTGCCTATGGTGCTGCACATCCGGATCCGATTGGGTCGAATGCCTACGCGACAGATATCAGCTACACGCAGAAAAGTAGCACGCCGTTTGCGTGGGATGTGGTCGTGACGTATTCATCGAAACGGACGCTGGACAGCAGCAATCCGGCGAGCGATGAGGTGTTGGTGTCATGGTCGTCAGAGATTTACGACGAAGCGATCTTTGCTGACACCAGTGGCAACGCGATCCTGAATAGTGCGGGTGATTATTTCATCGATCCGACACCAACGAGGGATGCAGCACACCTGATAGCTAAGATTCGATCAAATCAGACATCGGTTCCGTCGTGGGTGCTTAGTTATCAGAATTCAATCAACAATGGAGCAATTACGATTGGCGGGCTGGCGATCGCGGCAGGACTTGCGAAGTTTCAGCGGTTGGAAATTGGCGAACGTGAAGACCGGAACGGGACCGCGTTTTATCCTGTGTCCTTCGAGATTCACATCCACAAGGACGGATGGGCATTGAAACCGCTTGACGCTGGATTCCGTGAAATATCACGAGGCAATTTGATACAGATACTGAATCCAGAAGATGGCGAGGAAGTGACGACGCCAGCGTTGTTGGACGGTAGCGGGGCACAATTACTGAATCCGTCACCTGCAACGGCGGTGTTCGGCAACTTTACGATCTATCCTCAACTGGATTTCACAACGCTACCGGGGATCACGTAATGTCAGGCGGACTGATAAGCCGCGAGCTGTACGATCAGATTGCCCGTGTGGTTCGTGAGACGATTCGACGCGAACGGAATCCGAGGCAGACGCGGAACCGATGGCACAAGAAGGGCAGCGGGGCCACAAATGCCATTATCGGGCATGGTGTCATTGTCGAAGCGGTCTGTGAAGATTGGTACGTGAAGGTTGATCCAGATGCCGCCACAACATGGGTCAACGGATGCCAAACGCTGCCGGATCAAGACTACGAAGGCGAGATCCTGATCTACGATCCATGCCCAGACACGAACGGCAAAATGGCAGGCTATACCGAAGCGGAGTTGCTGGGGGCTGTGGTGCAGTTCTATCGTGCGTGCAATCCGTATACGAACGAATCGAAGTATTTCATCATTGACATCTGCATCAATGTGACCTGCGATGAGGTGGCATGATGGGGCGAATTCGCAGCCCGATCAGTAATATCTGCCATGAGCGGATTGTAGACGATTGCCCGGAACAGGCACTGGTGCCGGCGGAAACGACGTGTGACAAGCTGGATGTCATGTTTGTCGTGGGTCGCAATGATCCGTCATTGTATACCGGCCTGAAAAACGGAATGAAGCTGTTTGCTGATGACATTGCAGACAGCACGACGGACTACCAACTTGGCCTGATCGTGGTCGATTATCTGGGAGTGGTTACCGAAGAACAGTCATTCAGCCTGAACAATGCCACCGCGTTCAAAACGACGATTGACGGGTTATCTGACGGGACCAACACCGGGACAGCACGCGACATCAATGGCGGTTTAGAGGATGCGGTTGCAGCGAGCGGATGGCGGTCAGATCCGACTGTGCGGAAGTATATTTTCTTCGTCGATGACTTTTTGCCTGGCGGAAACAATGACACATATTCGACGACTGACGAAAACGAATTCCTAACAGCTGCCACGAATGGGGCTGCGTCGGACATCATCACCAGTACGATCTATCTCGGGTCTGGTTTCCGCTCAGACAGTCACACAACTGAAGCTCGCAGGATCTACGGTCAGGCTGCCACGAATGGCGGTGGAGTGTTCCGGGACTTCATCGGGACGCTGGACTTCGGGGCGATCTTTCGCGAAGTGCTGGACGCCCTGTGTAATTCGGACGGTGGCACAGATGGCGACGGATACACGTCAACAAGTCACCTGCACTGCTGCAAAACGGCGGTGTGTCGCCTGTGTCTACTGCATGAGTGTTACGAAACGGACCATAGCTCATTCGCGTTGTGGAGTGATGCGGAAGGGGCGTACACGGGCACGATCAACGGCTCGACGTTTCGCGGGTACTGGGCGGTCAGGACTAATTGCTATTTTTTCGTTGAGATCGATGGCGTCATTGTCGGAGTCTGGCCTCAGTGTCCGGCCTACGGTGAAACGGGGCAGGATTGCAAGGATCT